CGTCCCGGTGAGATGTATTTATTTATGTATGATCCAAAACTTAAAAAGACTTTACCCTATTATGATGCTGTTCCGTTAGTATTACCTTTTAGAGTTATGACAGATGGGTTCCTTGGTATAAACCTCCACTATTTGCCATATCTTGCTAGATTTAAATTATTAGGTGAGTTGAATAAATTAACACTTGATAAAAGAATAAACGAAAATACCAGAATACAAATATCCTGGCAGATATTAAATAGTTCGTCTAAGTATTTAGCAGCAACCGCGTGTGTTAAACACTACTTAAATTCCCATTTAAGATCAAGATTTTTAAAAATAAATTATACAGATTGGATTACTGCATCTATGTTACCCGTCGAAAGATTCAAATCTGATTCAGGAAACGATCCGTCAAAAGCTAAAGTTTGGCGGGACACCACAAAGAAAATATAGGTAAACAATGCCATCACCCTTAGAACAATTTATAAGTCAAGTACATCAAAGAGGTCTTGCTAGAACTAATTTATTTGATGTAGAGATAAGTACTCCTAGATGTATTCTCGAAAATACCAAGGCAGGCCAAGATATTCCGAGATTAGTTAATTTATTTTGTCAATCAGCAAATTTTCCTCCCACTAATATAGGTGTACGAGAATTGAGAATTGCTGGGCCATCTTATAAAAGACCATATAATATAGATTATGGCGGGGAAGGTATATCGTTAACTTTCCATGTAGATAATAATATGGATGTAAAAGGTTATTTTGATTTATGGGTGTCAAATATTATAGATCCAAAAGAATTCAATGTGTCTTATAACGAGGGAAAAACCACATATACTACAGACATTTATGTAAGACAAGTAACAGAAACTACTCCTCGTATTGCAGAATACGAGTTTATACAAGACACTAAAGATATAAAAAACAAGTACTATGTAAAACTAGAAGATGCCTTTCCCAGAAATATTGGCATGATAGAATTAGATAGTACTGCGCAGAACTCGGTACATAAATTAACAGTAAACTTTGCGTATAGAAAGGTATTATTTTATAATAACATCTATAATACACGTAAAGGAAATGAAAACGGAGATTTTGAAGGGAGAGTTACTTTTCCTAATTTCCCCGGCGCCGGTGATCAAGATTTTAGATAAATTTTAAATAATAAGGAATATTATGGCTTTACCAAAATTAGAAACCCCAACATATGAATTGATTCTGCCTTCATCTGGAGAGAAAATAACATTCAGACCTTTTCTTGTAAAAGAATATAAAATACTACTAACAACGCTCGATGCTGAAAATACAGAAATTAATCGGATTGTTACAGAATTAGTTGATGCATGTACATTTAATAAATTAAAAATAGATACACTTGCAAATTTTGATATTGAATATATCTTTTTAAATGTGCGGGCAAAGTCAATAGGCGAAATATCAAACCTATTATTAAATTGTAATAACTGCGATAATCAAATATCGTTAGATTTAGATTTAACAAAAGCAACGGTAGAAAAATCTCCAGATCATTCTGCAAAGATTAATCTAACAGATAAAATTATTATTGAAATGCGATATCCTACGTTTGAAGAAATGATTAACATATATCAGAATTTTAAATCAGAAAGAATAGTTGAATTGCTAAGTACTTGTATAAAGGCAGTATATACTGAAGATAAAATATACGACGATTATACTAAGGAAGAATTATTAGAATTCGTAAATTCTTTCTCAAAGAGTCAGTTTGAGATGATAGAAAGTTTCTTTTTAACTATGCCGAAATTGGTTCAGCATATAGAACAAGATTGCGACAAATGCGGAGCACATAATACAATGACTTTGGAGGGCCTGCAAAATTTTTTCGTCTGACCCTTTCCCATGAGGGCCTTTTAAACTATTTTACGTTAAATTCTACTCTGATAACTAAATATAATTATTCTCTTACAGAAATAGAAAATATGATACCATGGGAAAGAGACACGTATATATCATTAATTATTACACAGATCAATGAAGAAAATGAGAAAATAAAACAAAAGAATTTCAGGAATAATCAATAATGTTACCTACAAATCCCCAATCACTAACTGCTACAGATCGAACAGTTTTAGAAAACCTAAGACAACAAGGTGATCAAATCGATAGACAAACCAAAGTCTTGGAAACTTTAATTGATAGAGTAACAAGACAGATGAGATCTGGCGAAAAATTGGAGAAGGGAAATAAAAAAGATAAATCAGAAATTAAGGGAGATACCAGAGTAAAAGATGTACCCGGTATATTATTTGATAAGTTTTCAGATCGGTTAAATGATTATATAGCCAACGAATTTAAGTCTATTAAGGATATGTTTAAAGAAAACAAAACAAACCCCATAGATAAATCCAAGGAACCATCTTTAAAGAATACTGATAAAGAACCAAAAAATGAAAAAGACGTATTAAAAAACATACTAAACAATATGGTAACAACATCTAAGTACCAGGAACAGATGTTGGAACACACTAGAGCAATACAATCTATTGCAGATAAAACACTTGTTAGTATAGATAGTCTAAAAAATATAGTGCAACCGGAGGACAATCCCAATATAGAAAGTCCTCAAAATACTGAAATAGACAAACCAAAACAAAAAGAAGACGATGTACAAAATGTAGTACAACCAAAAGATAATACCAAAATAGAAAGTCCTCAAAATACTGAAATAGACAAACCAAAACAAAAAGAAGACGATACTAAAAAAATAAAATCTAATACAACAAAACAAGTACCTGCTTTATTTTTATCCAAAGAAAAATTAGAAAATGATAATAATAAAACTACACTTAATTCCAACGATGTAAAATTACCAAATTTAATAGGCGTAGCCGTAGGAAAATCACTTAAACCCCATTTTGATGTATTGGGAAAAATCTTCAAGGATAGTTTAAAAGAAGGATTTGATCAATTAGATGAATCTATTTCAAATTTAAACGGTATTGGTTTACCCTCATTAATACCTACATTCGGGGGGCCTGGTTCAAAACCTGGAGGAAAATTAGATAAGGCTACAAAAGTTGCTGCAGGTACAACTGCAGCTGCAACTGCGGCATCTTCTGGATTAAAAGGTAACGCAGGCAAAGTATTGCAGGGGGCGGGGAAAGTATCCTTGCCGCTTTTATTCCTTAATGAGGTTCTTGGTACTAGCGATGAGGAACTTGCCACATTGAGGGCTGCAGATGAAAAGAAAAAGGGCACACAAGCGCAGGTCCGAGCAGTTGATAATAAAATAGAAAGCGCGGAATCTGAAAGAAATGTAGCAGACAAAAAGACAGGCGGAAGATATACAGAAGGTAGATTGCAGAGAAGAGCAGATAAAATAAAACCAGAGTATTTAAAATTCGCACAAAAATTTTATAATGATCCAAATTTACAAGATCCAGATTATCTTTCGTTACCTGAAAACAAAGGTATTTTAGAATTATTAGAAGAGCGCCAGAAAGAAAATCTGCTACCCGAAATTGAAAAGGTTACACCTAAGAAAAGAGAAAGTACCAGTTTGATGAAAGCAGTAACAGATGAAAACAGAGAACTAACATCAAAAGGTAGTACACAGGGTGCTCCTGTTATAGTTAACAATACTACTAATAATATGTCAGAGCAGGGGTCTTCCATAAATTTTGCTTCTGCTACATCAACAAATCCAAATGATTCTGTACGAGACTATAAAAGAAATAATGCAAGATTGTTTGACTCGGCATAAGTAAAAACCCCGCCGAAGCGGGGTCTAATTAAAAAAAGATATTTTAATCTTCAGCTAATTTTGCGAAGTAGGATAATGACTCATCGTCATCTTCAAAGTCTACTTCTTTAGCAGGCGCCTTGACAGGTGCCTTTTCTGTCTTTGGTGCAAAGCTTTGCTTTGGGGCTGATACTTGTTCGTCAAGATCAATTTCTTCAGCGCGCTTACCTGGTACAGCTGAACCACTCAATCCCATAACCATTTCAAATTTTTTCTTTAGGTCGTCATAAGACTTGAAGTGCTTCTCATCCAAGAACTGCGTCAATGAATGTTGCTTAGCCCAGATTTTCTCAATATCAGCATCATCCTCAGCAACAGTGCTTGCTGCTTCAAACTCTGACTTATCATAATTACGATATCCTTCAACCTGACGGATCTTCAATTTGAAGTTTGCACCTTCCCAGAAGTCAAATACATTGATTGGTTTTTCATCTTGGAATTGTGGCTCAGCCATGTCTTTAATCTTATCAAAGATCTTCTTACCAAATTTATAAAGGAATACTTTACCTTCATTCTCTGGATGAGCGGGATCCTTAACAATAAGGATGTTAGTTGTGTAACTTAGCTTACGCTTTTGTTTACGCGCAATTTCTTTATTTGCTTCAGAACCAGAGTTCCAAAGTTCTGTATTATATTCAGATACAGGATCTGCTTTACCTACAGAAGTTAAAGAATTTTCGATGTACCATTTTCCACCTGGACCTTGGAATCCATGATTCCAAACTCTAACCCAAGGCAAGTCTTCGCCTTTAGGTGCAGGTAAAAATCGTAAGACAGCATAACCGTTGCCTGCCTTGTCTACTTCTGGAGACCAGAAGCGATCATCTGCGCCACGTGATTCTGCTTGGGGGTTTGCGATCTTTTCTACCTCTTTCATGAGGGAGTCAAATCCGCCGCGGGATTTTCTTAGATCAGATAGTGATGTGAATGCCATAATTTGCCTTTCGTATTAGCGGTGTATAAATTGTGTGTTTAGTATTAACGTCGTTTGATTTTGAGTACTGTCGCATAATCATAATCTAACTCTCCATTGTCATCATCTAATTTCTTAGCTGATGCAATATTATATATAAGATTCTTATGCTTGTCTATAGCATTTTTCTTCTTAATTGCCCGAAACTTTGTTTCTTTATCCCGTTCGGTTTCATTATATCTTTTCTTGCTCATTTTGAAATTTTAAAAACTCCTATCAATTATCTTTCTCTGACGAAACTGCAATGAATGGCCAATGAGAGACCTTGCGTGTAACGTCTGCCTGATTGTATGCTAGTTTTACGAGATACCTTTGAGTCTCTTTTAATGACTCAATAGTTTGTCCTAATAATTCTCTGGTCACTTCAATCTCTTTCTCAAGACGCAGAATCTTCTGCGATGTTATGTCCAATTCTTCGTCTAAGTATTCCATTAAACTTTTCCTTATCAAACTGTAAAAATGGTTTGTATTTTCTTATCAGTCTTGATATGTCTGGCCACATAATGTCATTGCTGAGGTCTGTGTCAAAGTGTATTAGAAAGGGATTAATCTTTTCTAATATAACTAAAGTTTCCAGTGTTATCGTTTTTCTAAGAAATGCTTTAATTATATATGGATGCTGTGCTTTTGTGATTTTAAAAGCATCGTCAAATTGTTTGTTATCTGTTTCTAAATCCTCAAGTAATTTATCCAAATCGTTAGTAAAAATATAAGATAAACTTTCGACTCGCTTCTTCCATTCGGCATATCTTTCGCTTGCCTCTGAATCGAATAGTCCGCCCCAACGATCACCTGATGTAAAATTTGCAACTAGGAAATTAGCAACTTCTTCATCTGTATATGTTTTGGATACCTTTTTAATTGAATATAAATCTTTACGTTTTGCGAAAGCTTGTCTGCTAGCCCTTACTTTTCCTCTCTGAGCTATAACATCATAATTGTCGGTAGTAAAATGTAACTTCAAAGCTATATACATTTTATACACTGAGTATTCATCCATAATCACAGGGGTAACTTCCCTCTCTTTTTAAAATAGTTGCCGTCTTCCGCTTCTATTTGTACTTTGTCTTTTAAAGATTGGTTTATTAATTTGGAAATAGATTCAACATCTATATCTACTTCCTCACAATATTGAATTATTGCTTCCATATAACTAATATCTTGTGCTGCAACTTTTCCTTCTATATAAAGTGAAAATTCGTTGGGGGATCTAAACTTTTTAGTTATAATTAAACTATCTGTTAAGATGTATTTTAATTCTTCGCTCATACTTTTTCCTGGGGCCTACATAATTGTATTTTATATTATAACAGTAAAAGACTGGATTGTCAATACTAGTATCAACCAATTTCAGGAAACAAACAGTCTTGAATAAACACCCGCACGTCCTCTTCGGAAAGTCCC